CGCACCAGGCCCAACTGACGGATCAATATCAGCATAAAGTCTGTCACCATCGACATACATTTTCGCTGAGTTGTATTCCTCTGAAACAGAATGAATTAAAATACGATTACCATTCTGATCTTCTAGAAGTTCACCCGTTCTAAATGCCTTTGTCCCCCTAACGATAACTTGACCTAAGTCTGCGTTTCTTCGTGATACTATTCCTGTTACAGCACTTGTAACACCAATCACAGTTTCACCAAGCGCAAAAACATTTTGGAGTGGATCTTTTGTCGTAATAGTGGTACCAGAAAAAACCTCTTTTGCTCTTGCTTCAATTTGTTGGCCAACCATTGGCCAGCCTTGCCGTCTAATATGGTCATTCATTAAAAAGAATGTCCAATAAAATTCTGCGGTATTATACAATTTATATGAAAGCTGATCCGGTCTCTCATTCTGAATAGTGTAAATCTCATAGAAATCTAGGTTGTCTTTGATATCATCAATAATATCAACATACGTAAGAATATTCTGAAATTGAGTGCTGTATGTCTCGTCACCAAATTTATATGGTGTTTTTGTAAAATTGCTGAAATACATTAGTAACCATCCGCGATATCTTGTTTCGATAGTGTTCTTGGTTCGCCGAATGCTAAGGTCAAATCAACTTCTGAAGGTTTACCATTATAGTGCCAGCCCATACTTGATGGGTTATAGGTTGTTTGAACTGAGAGAAGGTTTGAATCCAAAAATCTAATAGGAAGAACTTCACCATTATACATCATTGTAATTCTATACTTATTCGGGAAGTGATAACCAATAGGCACATTAAAAAATTCTGGATCTGCATTAATTGTTTCGGGATATAGCTCTGTTCTGAATGCTTTAACAATATCTTCAATTGACTGTGCCTCTGCCTCTGAAGATGCAATCATTTTAAATGTAAATGTAAATGTTCTTAGCTCAACGCCGCGGAACAGCGCTTTTGTATTCGGATTAACAGTTACACCTAATACAGATTTTGCTGCGCCAGAAGCAACCCCACCTGGAGCAAGTCTGACTGCAGCCAGTGATGCCAGCTCACTTCGCATTCCTGATGGATTTGTAATAAAGTCCATCATGCTTTTGCCCGTTTCTGAGCCAGCATCGTATACACTTCCAAGCAAGCTTTTGCCAGATTTTAATGCTGCGGCACCAACAGCACCAATCGTACCTAAGTCGATTCGCTCACCATAACTTACCTGATCTGCTACGTTAATTGCTTGAGGAAGATATAGTGTAACTGGCCCGGAAGGCGCTAGCCTACTCACTTGTTTCTTAGGTGGGGCTTGCGTGAATGAGTTTCCACTTCCAAATGTATCGGATAAGGATCCGGTTGATGTTGCGGCAGAGGTAAACTGGCTTAAAGCATTCGACGCCTCTGATACAGTAGATGTTGCAGTTTTCGGCACATCAATGTAGTTCTCCTGAACAGGCGCGAATATGATCTTGCCTTTGTATTGCTCTGTATCGCTTAGTGGATATTTCATTGTAAACCTTATAAATATTAGGAATTCTTATTACTATTTATGCGGAAAATGATGGCCTATTCTGGAAAATATACCGTAAGAAACCCTAAAAAATATTCTGGGGATCCTACCCAAGTCGTTTATAGATCCCTTTGGGAAAAATATTGCTTTAAATGGTGTGACGATGCACCAGAAGTAATATCCTGGTCAAGCGAGGAAGTTGTTATACCATACCTGTATGAGGTAGACAAAAAATATCATCGGTATTTTATGGATTTAAAAATAACATATAAAAATGGAAGAACGGTATTAGTAGAAATTAAACCAGATAAAGAAACCAAACCTCCGGCATTCAATGGTAAAAAGACAAAGCGCTATATCACTGAAGGCTTGACATATGTAAAGAATATGAATAAATGGGCAGCGGCACAAAACTATGCAGCTGATCGTGGTTGGGGATTTCAAATCTGGACAGAAGACACGCTACACGAAATGGGTATTAAACCTAAGTCAACAAAACCGTTGAAGCCATATAAAAAGCCTAAGAAAAAGACATAAATATGCTTATGAACAACAGGTATTATACATGAGCAATTTATTTAATAAATTAGAAATTGAAGCATTTCGCAAGGGCCTAACTTTGCGAACAAAAGAGTCCCGTGACTGGTTTCGTAAAAAAGCCGGTGGTATGGGCAAAGTCGACCGTAATAGTTTGATGAAAGAAGAACCCATCAAGTTAAGAAACCGTCATGGTGTAGGAAACATGTATATGTTTTTCTATGATCCAAAACATAAAGATACCTTACCATATTATGACTCTTTTCCACTTGTAATCGTGATAGGTCCAGCCAAGGGCGGATTCTTAGGTTTAAACTTACATTATCTTCCATTAGCCTTAAGAGCAAAATTCCTCGATGAGCTAATGAATATCACAAATAATAAAAGATACGATGAGACTACTAAGTTTGAATTATCATATGAAATGCTACAAAAAGCAGCAAAGATGAAATATTTCAAACCATGTGTAAAACATTATCTCTCAAAACATCTTCGTTCAAGACTCGCTTTGGTTGAAGCCCCAGAGTGGGAAATTGCAACGTTCTTACCAACCGCAGACTTCCAAAAAGCGTCCAAGACCCAAGTTTGGAAAGACTCTAGGAGCATAATGAATGGCTAGTATCGAAGAATTAAAATCTTTCGTAAGTGCAGGAGGCGGATTAGCCTTAGCTAATCAATACTTGGTTCAGCTACCCGCTATTCCTGGAAGTTCTCTGACAGGCCGGGAAAGAAATACACTTTGTAGGGTAGCAAGACTTCCTGGTAGACAAATTCTTACACATGACCGCCAAATTGGTATCATGCAGCAAAAGATCGGATATGGATACGCCGTAGGTGATATAGGATTATCCTTCCATGTTTTAAATGATTACAAAACGAAAGAGTATTTTGACCTTTGGCAGAATCTTATTATTGACCAAAGAACACAACAGATTTCATATGCTGATAGATATAAGTATAACGTGAACATATATCAGTTAAAAAAAGGCCAAAGTTTTCAAGTTTTTGATCGTAACTTTAGTCTTTTTGGCCTTGATTTTAATGTCGATATTGAACTATCGACAACCGCAAATGCCATATATGGCGTTGAACTTGAAAATGCATTTCCAGTCACTATGAATGGAATTGATCTTGCAGATGCATCAACCGATACTACAGTAGAAATTTCCATTGATCTCTCATATCAAAATTGGAAGCGAATTAAATAATTGGAGCACTTACACTATGGCACTGCCTAAAATTAATGAATCACCAAAATATAAAGTAACTATTCCCTCTATGAAAAGGGAAGTTTTCTATAGACCATTTTATGTGAAAGAACAAAAAATCCTTTTGATGGCTATGGAATCACAAGACCAAGAGTTAATTCTCAAGGCAATGGTTGATACTATTTCATCATGTTTAGAAGAAGATATTAATCCAAATTCTTTAACAACATTTGATGTTGAATATATCTTTACTAAAATTAGATCAAAATCTGCTGGTGAATCAGCTAATATTATTCTATCCTGTAAGGAGTGTAAAGCAGATAACGAAGTATCTGTTAATCTAGAAGAGATTCCGGCACCAGAAGTACATAAGATTGAAGATGTTGTTTTAAACGACAAATATACACTAAAGCTTAGATACCCAAGATATAATCATATGTTAGAATCTCTTCAAAAAGAAGAAAAGGTCACGGCAACAGGTCTTATTTTAGATTTGGCTATGGCAAGTTTAGATAAACTTCTTACTGAAGATGAATCGATTACGTTTGATGACGAAACAGATGAAGAAAAAACACAGTTTATTGATAATTTGAATAGTGATCAGTTTAAAAAGATTATGGCCTTTGTTGAGGATTTACCTAAACTATCAAAGGATGTTGAATTTAAATGTGAAAAGTGTAAGCATGAAAATAATTACACACTACAAGGAATTCAAGATTTTTTTTAATAAACCTTTCTCATGAGACCCTAATGAATTATTACCAGTCCAACTACCAGTTAATGGAAAAACATCATTATTCTTTAAGTGATCTGGATATGATGATTCCGTGGGAGAGGGAAATCTACCTTGCTATGTTAATTGAGGATATGAAA